TCTTATGCGACATGGGTTGACAGTTAACGTAACTTTAAGTAAAAGTCAACTTGGAGATGGCTTACGACAGGATTCGCTTTTAGCAGTCCAAGATACTGATCTCCACTCTTTTGTTGTTGTACCAGTCAATTATCTCCATGATTGGCTGGTCTAAATATTATGCTAAACGGAAAAAATTTACTTGGTATCTTAGAAAAGTTTGTAAAAAACTCTGAAGTTGGTGCCAATGCACGTATTCAAGTTCAAATGCCTAATGGAGATTTACATGACATTGTTGAGATAAGATTAATGGAAAATATGATTATTGGTCCAACAGAAACTCATCGTATTGTATTGAAAACTGAAAAAGAAAAACACAAGATGTCTAAAGTAATAAGGTCCAGTCAGATCGTATAACATACGTCAATGATTGAATGAAATCAGAGTCAAAATTTTGGTTAGAAGTTAAGAAAAATATTACAGGAATTTCTTTCACAAGGCTTGAATCTTGGGCTTCAGCTGGCGTTCCGGATCTATTGTGTTACAACAAAAATCAAAAGTTTTTCACCATTGAACTTAAAGTAAGTAAACGTAATTTTATGACCTTCAGTCCGCATCAAATTTCATTCCATGTACGTCACCCAAAGAATAGTTTTATCTTGCAAAAGGCCCTCGGTCCTTGTGCCATAAAACTTTATGAAGGATCCATGGTCCTTGATCTCCACAAACATGTGCCCTGTGCCCCGCTTGCTGAATCATGGCCCATGGTCCAGGAATATCTTGTCAATGTGACATAGTGTCGCACCTCACTACACACTTGTGGGCGGGGCCCACCCACACATGCGGGCGGGGCCCACCCTTAAAAAAATCTATATTATAGAGCCTGCCTGCTTGCCGCCTGTGCCTGCCTGCGCAGCTTAATTTTTAATTTTTTATTAGATTCTCTAGCCCCCAGGATGGGGGCTAGGTTTACAACGTTAGGAAGCTTTTGCAAATTTATCTTTAAGGTCGATTCTGCCTTCAACCAGCAGAAGGTATTCACCCCCGCTGCTGCCGTGGGGCTCTCTCCATACTTCGAAGAAATCCCCATCTTTCTCCCGTCTTAAACGGGTTACTATTTTCCCCTGCCAACTCTGCGCCTCAACTCTTAAAGAGTGATGCGCCCTGGCTGTTGGTTGAGTTTTCCTTGCAGATTCGGAAATCATTCCATAAAAATGGCTCATTCTATTACCTCCTCTGCACCTTCAACAGAACTATCAAGGCGATCCTCCTTAACTACATCATCCTCACTCCAATAGCCCTGTTGCACTTTTTTTATAGCATCTTCCTCACTAGTGGCTTCAACTTTAATCCACTTGGCAAGGCTTTCAGATATAACTACTTCGTATTGTTTCATGTTTCTTTCTCCTTCGTTAGTGTTGAGTGATTCATTAGACATAGATTTTCTTCTACTATGACCGCCCTATATGAATCTATGCGGTGATATTTTAACTCAACGATTCCATTATATCCTATAATCTCCTATTGTGTCAAATGTTATTTTCATACTTGTTGCCTGCTCCCTGATGCACGGCTCCTGCAACCTGAGGTTATGTCAATGCGACAAATTGTCGCACACACACATGTGGGCGGGGCCCACCCTTATATAAAAAAATTTTTAAAGCCTGCTTGCTCCCTTTAATTTTTAATTTTTTATTATGAGTTATGGCTCCCTTGCGGGAGCCGTTAGAAATTATACTTCGTTAACTTCTTCAATCACAGGTGGAAGGTAGTACTCCCATTCCACTTCCTTGTCGGGCCGCTCCCAGTCTTCCTTGTTGGCTAAGGCAATTTCCTTGGCTTCTTCTGGGGATGCAGCTTCCACTTCATAGAACATATAGTCTTTGTAGTAGGCGACAATTGAGTACGTTTTTTTAGTCATTATTTTTCCTTTCGTTGAGAAACCCACTCCAGTGCTCCAATATAAAAAAATATACTGGCTACACTGGTGGGATGAAGGGGCGCCTTACAGACGCAAACTCCAAATGGAGTATAACCCTTTTTAGAATCATATATTATCCTACATTTAAAATAATAACAACAAATAAATTTATTTAAGCTCCATGGTTCAAGGTCAACGAATTTAAATAAGTCAATGCGACATAATGTCGCAGGTACACACCCACACATGTGGGCGGGACCCACCCATATATAAAAAAATAAAAATAATTAATTTTAGAGCTTGACAGAATAGGATATTGTAGGATATAATAATCGCATAACAACAACGAAAGGAAAAAACATGAGACCAATACGAAAACAAGAACTTGAGTATTTAGATCGACTTATAAATAACAAGTTCCAAGAAAAGCAAAGTGCGATAAGATCGCAGTGTGAACTTGAAGTAGAGAAGCAACTAGAAAAGGACTTTAATAAGTTTGTATCTACTTTGAAACTTGAGAAGCTAATTAAAGAAGCTGAACAAGCTGAAAAGGACTTTGAGGACTTCAAGCGTAATAAAGATAGTAGAGAACAGGAACTATCTACACTTGCTTTTAAAAAGAGAGGTGCTTTATCTGAAAAAATTAGTCAATGGTCAGATATTAGAGACTGGTCAATATCTACTAGAATGGACAATGTAGATGAGGCCATGAGTAGTCTTAGAAAAGCATGTAGACAGGAACTTGAGGAGAAATATAAAAACTCTGAAAAGGGTAGAATGTTCAAGTATCTTCAGAATGGTGTTGAGGACGCTAAGAACATTTTATATTCTGGCTTATCAATAGAGGATGTTTGGAAAAACTTAGAGCAGGTGTTTGGTCAAGCACAGATTGAGGTGCGTGTTCCAAAATCATTTACTCAAATTTCTAAATAATTCTTTTCGTTAAAGAATAACAGCGCCCAGAAATCTGGGCGCTGTTCTTAAGATTACTCTTCAGAGATTACTTCTAGATCGTCAAGCGAGTTGTCAGTGCCAGTCATCTGGTTTGCTTGGAACTCGCACTCCTGGACTGGTGTTCCTGTCTCCTGCGCCATGGCACATGCAACAGTTTCAGTTAAGTTAATATCCATGTCCATATTAATTTATCTTTACATTAAGTTTATTAAGACAAACATTAGTTTGTATTATTGTGTTAAGTAAAAACATAGATACACCAAAGCTGGATATATTTTTACGTTTGTTATTTCTTGCGTCATCATGCGCTTTAACTAACATTTCTTTTAGAGTTGTTAGTTCTTGTTTAAGAGTTGTTGCTTTAAATTTTAAAGCGTTATTCTCTTTAGTTAGGTTTATTACTTGCTCACCTAGTCTATCTATTCCAGCGCTTACTTGGTCTAGCTTTTCTTTAGTCATGTTATTACCTTTCTGTTTCGTTAAATTAAAACCAGATTATCAAATGAAATAAATAGTTAAACAAAATAATGCAGGGTGCGACACTATGACGCACCACTACTAATAGCGTGACATATTTATCACGCACACACACATGTGGGCGGGGCCCACCCAGAAAATAAAAAACCAAATAGGTTTCAATTTACTTTGAATCAAAGGTGGGGGGAGAGGGTAAATCAAAAAAGGGGTCCCAGACTATACCCCTTTAACGCTGGATTTATACACCCGGGTAGGGTATAAACTTTTTAAGGTACCATAATTAAATATTATGCTTGATATTAAAAAAATAAAGAATGTAAACAATATTGCTGATCCAAAAATTAGAAAGCAATTAAAATTAGATTTTTTAGCTAAGATTAAAAAAACAAAAGATAAATCTATTCGTTCTGATTTCTTAACATTTGTAAAACATATTTGGCCAGATTTTATAGAGGGGTCCCATCATAAAACAATTTCAGATAAATTTAATAGATTAAAAACTGGAGAATTAAAGAGACTCATAATCAACATGCCACCTAGGCATACTAAATCTGAATTTGCTTCTTACTTTCTACCTGCTTGGATGATAGGAAATAATCCTAAATTAAAAATTATTCAAGCAACTCACACTGCAGAACTAGCTGTAAGATTTGGACGTAAGACAAAGAATTTAATTGATTCTGCAGAATACAGAGAAGTATTTAATACAAGACTACAAGAAGATTCAAAAGCTGCTGGTCGTTGGGAAACAAACGAAGGCGGTGAATACTTTGCTGTCGGTGTCCAGGGTGCGGTGACCGGTAGGGGTGCTGATTTGCTCATCATCGATGATCCACATTCAGAGCAAGATGCATATTCACAAACTGCATTTGATAAAGCATACGAGTGGTATACTTCAGGACCTCGTCAACGACTTCAGCCTGGCGGACGTATTGTTTTAGTTATGACAAGATGGTCAACAAAAGATTTAACAGCACAACTCATCAAGGCTCAAGCAGCAGAAGAAAAAGCAGATCAATGGGAGGTTGTAGAATTTCCTGCAATTCTTCCAAGTGGAAAACCCGTTTGGCCTGAATATTGGAAATTAGAAGACTTGCTAGCCGTTAAAGCTTCAGCAGGTATTTCAAAATGGAATGCTCAATATATGCAAGATCCAACTGCAGAAGAAGGATCCTTGATCAAAAGAGAATGGTGGCGAGATTGGACTGAAGAGTACATCCCACCCCTTGAGCATATTATTCAATCTTATGATACGGCATTTATGAAAAAAGAAACTGCGGATTACTCTGCAATTACAACATGGGGTGTATTTAGATTAGATGAAGATTCACCACAAAATTTAATTTTATTAGATGCAAGAAAAGAACGATTAGAGTTTCCTGATCTAAGGCGCCTGGCCCACGAACAATATACCTATTGGAATCCAGATACAGTATTAGTTGAATCTAAAGCATCAGGACTTCCATTAACATATGAACTTAGACAAATGGGAATACCCGTTGTAAATTTTTCACCTTCTAAAGGTAATGATAAACATGCAAGAGTAAATGCGGTTGCACCTCTATTTGAATCTGGAATGATATGGGCTCCAAAAAATAAACAATTTGCACAAGAGGTTATTGAGGAATGTGCAGCTTTCCCTTTTGGAGATCATGATGACCTTGTAGATTCTACAACCCAAGCTATTATGAGGTTTAGACAAGGTGGCTTGATTTCACATCCAGAAGACTATATAGATGAGCCGTCATCTTTAGACGATAATAAGATTTATTATTAATGAAAAAATTAACAAGAACTATAGCACCTTTAAGAGGGCCCAATCCACAAGGGTTGAATATTCCCGATAAAAAGGTTAAGTTAATAAACTCAAGGAATTTAAATGGCAACAATAGACAAAGCACTTCCAAACGAAGTTAGGAATACAATAGAGGTTCCAGGTAATCAAGAAACCGTAGAACAGAGTTTAGAAACTCCTAATATACCAAGCCCTGAGAATACAGAAATTACTGAAACAGAAGATGGTGGAGTTGAAATTAATTTTGAACCAGGTGCATTTAACCAAGCTGATTCAGAAAATCATTTTGACAACTTAGCTATATTATTACCTGACGATGTATTAGATCCATTAGGTGAAGAGCTATATGAAAACTATTCACAATATAAAGCATCAAGACAAGATTGGGAAAAAACTTATACCGATGGTTTAGATCTTTTAGGATTTAAATATGAGCGTAGAACTCAACCATTTAGAGGAGCTTCGGGTGCAACACATCCAGTTCTTGCAGAAGCAGTAACTCAATTTCAAGCTTTAGCTTATAAAGAATTATTACCAGCAGAAGGACCTGTTAGAACTCAGGTAGTTGGTGTTGTTACAAGAGAAAAAGAAGATCAATCTAATCGTGTTAAAGATTTCATGAACTATCAAATTATGGATGTCATGCAAGAGTATGAACCTGAGTTTGATCAAATGTTATTTTATTTACCTTTATCAGGATCTACATTTAAAAAAGTTTATTATGATTCATTACTTGGAAGAGCAGTTTCTAAATTTGTACCAGCAGAAGATTTAGTAGTTCCTTACAATGCTACATCATTAGATGATGCAGAAGCTATTATGCATGTAATTAAAATTTCAGAAAATGAATTACGTAAACAACAAGTATCTGGATTTTATAAAGATGTAGATATTGGTGAGCCTGGAGATCTTCCTGAAGACCAACTACAAAGAAAAGAAAAACAATTAGAAGGAATGAGAAGAGGTCAAGATGAAGATATTTATACTTTAATTGAATGTCATGTTAATATTGATTTAGAAGGTTTTGAAGATAGAGGTCAAAATGGTGAGCCCACAGGAATTAAACTTCCATACATTGTAACTCTTGAAGAAAATTCTCGTCAGATTTTATCTATTCGTAGAAATTATAATGCAGGGGATGCAAAGAAACAAAAGATACAATATTTTGTACACTTTAAATTTTTACCAGGGTTAGGGTTCTATGGATTTGGTTTAATTCATATGATTGGTGGTTTATCAAGAACTGCTACCGCTGCACTTAGACAATTATTAGATGCAGGAACTTTATCTAATTTACCAGCAGGATTTAAACAAAGAGGTATTAGAGTTAGAGATGATGCACAACCTATTCAACCAGGAGAATTTAGAGATGTAGATTCACCAGGCGGAAATATAAAAGATGCATTCATGATGCTTCCATTTAAAGAACCATCACAAACATTATTACAACTAATGGGTATTGTTGTTCAAGCTGGACAAAGATTTGCATCGATTGCTGATATACAAATAGGTGATGGTAATCAACAAGCTGCTGTTGGAACTACAGTTGCTTTACTTGAAAGAGGAAGCAGAACAATGTCAGCTATTCATAAAAGATTATATGCATCACTGAAACACGAGTTTAAATTATTATCCAGAATATTTAGTTTATACTTACCACCAGAATATCCGTACGATGTTGTTGGTGGACAAAGAATGATTAAACAAGCAGACTTTGATGATAAAGTAGATGTTATTCCAGTTGCAGATCCAAATATATTTTCACAAACTCAGAGGATTAGTTTAGCCCAAACTCAATTACAATTAGCTCAATCTAATCCTCAGATTCATAACTTATATGAAACATACAGAAAGATGTATGAAGCCTTAGGTGTAAGAGACATTGATAGAATTTTAAATGTACCTCCTAAGCCAATGCCAAAAGATCCAGCACAAGAACATATAGATGCTTTAGCTGCTCAACCATTCCAAGCATATAGAGGTCAAGATCATAGAGCTCATATGACTGCTCATTTAAATTTTATGGAAACTAACTTTGCAAGAAACAATCCTATGATTGTTGGTGCATTACAGAAAAATATTTTAGAACATATTTCTTTAATGGCTATGGAACAAGTTGAATTAGAATATTCACAACAGTTACAACAATTACAAGCAATGAGTCAAAACCCACAAATGATTCAAAACCCACAAGTACAAGCTCAAGTTCAACAATTACAAATGCAAGTTGAATCTAGAAAAGCAATTCTTATTGCTGAGATGATGGATGAATTTATGAAGGAAGAAAAAAAGATATCTTCTCAATTTGATAATGATCCTCTTGCTAAATTAAAAGCCCGTGAATTAGATTTACAAGCTCAAAACAATGAGAGAAAATCTAAAGAAGCTCAAGATAGATTAAATCTAGATAAGATGAGAGCTATGATGAATCAAATGAACACACAAGAAAAATTAGAACAGAATGAAGACCTAGCAGAACTTAGAGCTGCAACATCCTTAGTTAAACAACAACAAACAAATATAAATAAAAAGGTACAGTGAAATGGCTTATAATCCTTATGGAGTTTATGATCCTAATAATGCAAATTACATTTACGATTTATATAGATCAAAATTTGGGAACGCAGATTCATTCGGCCAAGGTGTAACTAATCCATTTATTAACACTCCGGGAGTTGATATCACTGGAGGTGGAGATACAACAGGAGTATCTTCTAATCCAAATGCAACCGGTCAATCTCTTTCTAATATTGGTACAAGTATTTCAAATGCTGTTTCTGGAATAACTTCTATATCACCAACATCAATGGTTAATACTGCATTAGGAGTAATTGGTAATGCTATTACAAATACTTCTATTCCAGGAATAATGGCAACGATTGCAAACATGATGGGAATAGGACAAGAAGCTGAAGCAGAAGACACTGGAGTAGATGCCCCAGAAGGTATTGGACCTGTTGGAGATGTAGATGTTGGAGATGTTGGAGATACCGGCGATGATGGAGAATCTGGAGACGATGGAGATTCTGGCGATTCAGGAGATAGTGGAGATTCAGGAGATTCAGGAGACTCTGGTGGAGATTCAGGGGGAGATGGTGGTGGCGGAGGAGACGGTGGCGGAGGAGGAGACGGTGGCGGAGAAAAAGATGGCGGTCTAATTGGTTATTATAATGGTGGAATAGTAGATATATACAAACTAATGAAAATGGGTTATATTTAGTTATGGACAAAAAACAAAAAAAAGTTAAAACAGTAATGCATGAATTTAAAGCTGGAAAATTACACAGCGGTAAATCAAGTAAAATAGTTAAGAACCCTAAACAAGCGATAGCAATCGCATTATCGGAGGCAGGTATGTCAAAAAAAGGATATGCACAAGGCGGAGCAGTTAAAGGAAATCAAGATTCATCATCTTCTTATGGAACACAAGTAGGCGATTATAATAAATTTTTAAATTCTGATGGTTATAAAAAAGGTGGAATTGACGTTGAAGTTTCTTCAGCTCAAGAGACACAATATCAACCAGTTAAAGGTCAGAGAAGAATGATGTCAGATAAAAGAAAAATAGCTAAGTGGTTTTAGATTTATGTCTAAACCTAAAAAGAAAAAAATAATAAATATACCTACTCCTGGTCCTAATGATCCTATAGATGAACATTCTGGATTAGTTTATGGAGATTTATATAGTGGAGAATGGAATCCATGGGATATATATTCTGAAGGAGATAAACCAGCAGATAAAATTGGAACTAAAAAAGCTAAAGGCGGTTTAATAAGAGGAACTGGAATAGCAAAAAAAGGATTCCGATTAGCTAAAAAATATTAACATGCTACCTATGTTAGGTACTATTGCACCACTAGCTAAAATTCTTTTTAACACTATTGAAAAAGCAGTTCCTGATAAAGACCTTCAAGCTAAATTAAAAGCTGATTTACAAACACAATTATTACAATCTCATACAGCTGAATTAACAGCAGCAGCTAAAATAGTCGAAGCAGAAGCTAAAGCAGGCTGGTTTGCATCAAGTTGGAGACCTCTTTTAATGTATGTTTTAATCTTTATCTTGGTCTGGAATTATGTTATAGGACCTGTTATAAAAGTATTCACAGGAGCAGTTATCTCCTTTGAATTACCTGGCGATGTTTGGACATTATTAAATGTTGGACTCGGAGGGTATGTGGTTGGGCGCTCAGCTGAGTCAGTTGCTAGAACAATGGCTAACAGACCCGTAGCGAACAAAGAACAAGAAAACGGATAAGGAGTTAAAATGAGAAACGATTACAAACAAAGACCAAGACCAGCATTCAGAGGCGGCGGAATTGCTCTTAGAGGATTAGGTGCAGCACTTAGAGGCGGCGGAATTGCTCTTAGAGGAATGGGAGCTGCTTTAGCTAAAGGCGGAAAAGCTTTTGGTGGAAAAGAAACTTATGGTGAAGAATTAGCAGAAGCTAAAGAAGTTAAATCTGGAAAAACTTCTCCTAAA